GCAGTTACTGCACGATTTTGCGCAGAATATAATCTTGGGGCAAAGTTTTTAATAGAAGATACTGATTCTATTTCAGATCCTCCCTGAGAAGTCAATTCTGTTGTTATAAGAGAAATTCCAGAAGTAATGCTTCTTCCTCTACTGTCTATTAATCTTCCCGAAAAATTAAATGTGTTGACTCCGTTACCATCTAAACCATTTGTAACAAGGTAAGATGCTTCTATAATATTTCCATTTTCAAGTTTTTTTCCTATGACACCATCACCAAAAATCAATTCATATCTTTGATCTGCAACTTCTTGAATGAAAAAGACCTTAGATTGAGAATCGACTTGCAGTATATTTGAAGAATTAATATATTTTCTTAATTGTTGATTTTCATCAGTTACTGATACTCTTAATGTTGATGTGTCAATATTTGGATTGTCTAAAAGATATCTCTGATTTGGATTTAATGAATCTACTGTAAAGGATGTCTTTGCATAAGTTCCTTCATATATTTCAATAGAATCAAAAGTTGCAATTCCATTTACAACAGGAACTGTAATATCATCAAGTATTGAGAATGTATAATTTTCGTTTCCAAAGGTCGAAGTTGTACAAACTAAACCCTTTCTTAAAGTGATTGATACTGGAACCACATCAAATGCTGTAGTATCAACAAAAAAACTTATTACTGCTCTTGAAGATTTTCTTGATCTTGGAACATATCCAATATTTCTTGCAAGAGAAACTACATTTTCTCGTAAAGTTGCACTATCAATAAAAACTTCATTACTTACCATACTTGCATTATACGATGCAATGTATGTGTTATATGCCAAGGTGTCAATAATTACAGATAGATTAGAACCTTCAAAATCATAGTCTGTAAAATTTGAGTTGGATCTCAAATAATTCTTAATAGTAGTCTTAATCTGATCGAAATCTAGATTAGTGAAGTTTACTAGTGCCATTATCGTGTTGGTAGTAATGCAAATGATAATTGTTGAGGTAATGCATCAATCCCTACAATGAAATATCTTATAGTAACGTTAAATTCATTGTTTTCATAATTAGGACTTACATCAACATCGATTAAATCAACCCTAGGTTCATAATTTTCTATTGTATTTGTTATCTCATCTTTAATTACTGAAGCGGAAATTTGATCAATATTCTCAAATAAACTTTGAGAAATCTTACAACCAATATTTTGATTGAAAAATTTCTCTCCAGGGACAGTGTATACTAGATTTCGAATAGAGCGAGATATCGCTGTTTCGTTTTTAACAGCGATTAAGTCAAAATTTAGGGGATTAGACTGTAATGACAGACTAATATCCTTAAAAGCTTTACTAACCCGCTCTAAAGGCATCTAAAAAACAATAATTCTATCTTATTTATCACCCAAAAATAGGTTCTGTACCATATTCCCAGTCATCATAATCATTATCATTACGGATTTTTTCATGTATTTCCTTCTGAACAGAAAAATCATGCTTTTTGGGTGTCATATCATCATTATTGATCTCACGAAGCATTCTTCCCTTGAAAAATCCATGACCATGACTGTAATGTGAACCTTCATAAGTTTGTGCAGGTGCTTCTAATGACCAATAATCAGTAATTAAACTTGATGTTCCCCAAACTTCTCTCATATAATTTGTATTCCTATCAGGATTTGGATTCATTGCCATCTGTTTTCTCCTTTTTGAGGTTGAACAGAACTTTTTACGGGGTTTCTATCCCGGAATCAATATAAAACCCTCTTCTTAAGTAGTCTTCATCTTCAATAAATCTTAATTTACTATCATTCTTTAAATTCTCACCTTTCCAAACTGGAATTGCAACAGTATTTCCATATCTAAAATCTGGATTTCTTCTGAAATGAACCTCAATTAACCTATTTCCAATAAATTCACAGTTAATCCACTCATAATCACCAACTAATTCCTCTAATATTGATGGAAATTCTACTTTCTTATCTATTATAGACCATTTTTTCCATTTATAATACGGATCTTTATAATCTCTTTCACCTTTAACTACTAATTTTGCGTTTCTATTCTGATAATCAACACTTAAATGCTCTCCTTCAAAGATCTCACACCAAAATTCAGAAGGATGAAAGTGTTCAGTATCTTTATCAATCCACTCCTTACGCGAAAATCGCCCCATACCAAGTAAATTAATACTTGGTCGGACGATATAATACCCAGAATATAAAACAGGCACCCCTGTAGGTCCACAGAGATGCCCTAGAAGACGATTTAATATGAGTTTATTATAAACCCAAAGATCTTTTGGATGTATTGAATTCCATTCATTAGATACTTCTAAATGGTACATCGAAAGAATCTTGTTCTTTATCTATTTACCTTGACCCCTATATTTTTTCTTCCTTCCATTGCGAGATGTTGCTGAAAGCAATGTGCGAGCAGAACGCCCTTGACGAGTCTTCTTAGGAGCCGCAGGAGTAAAAATAGTCTTATTAAGTGCCATAAGTTAAATCTCCAATCAAATTACACGAGTTTTTTCATGTCCCACACGAATACGTGGATCACACCAAATATCAAATCCTGCATCCTTTGCATCTAAACAGAAGGACACATCCTCTCCACACATATCCTGAACTGCACCAGACTCAAAAACTTGCATCTTAGGAGCAAACCATGGATACTCAAGATTCTCAAATACTCCATTCTTAATCAATACCCACCCAAATCCTGTGTAATCAACAGTAAAAGGCTTCTTACGCTTTGAAATGGATTCAACAGTCTCATGATTCATCACTCCACCATTGTTGCGGAAATCCTCTTCCTCTAACCAGTGTGCTACTGATGTCGTGCGCCCATCCTCTGTGGCATACCATCCAGCAACAACTTCCTTATCTTCACCTTCCTCATTCAGAGCAAGATCGCACAATTGCCAGAACTTTTCTGTGTTGAAAACAATGTCCGAGTCAATCCAAAGCTGATAATCATAATTTAACTTACCATCCCACGGTACTTGCTTCGGTCCACGCAATACATTCGCACCAAGACACTTACAACGTGCAAAATTCACCATTGAAGAATAATCCTGAGAAATTTGAATACTCATTCCATTCTGTACCATATCAAAGCACAATTGAACGAAACTCTTCAAAAATTGAAAAGAACACCCACGTCCAGGAAGACAAAATACAATGCTCTTCCCCTTCATTCGCTCCTTGATTGCATCATAATCCCAATCAGATGCAGTCGCTGCAATCGGTGCCTTTGCTTTTACAGTAAATCCTTTTGCCATTTGTTTAATAAAACCTCAATGTCATTTTAGTCCCAATATTTATATCTGTCAATATGAACTGTCTCTAATCACACTTGCATTTTTTACTACCTCCTCATACTCTAAATCTGCCTTATGATACTCACTGAAAATTTCTACGAATTTATTCAGCGAATCCCACACAATCTCAAACTCTTCCCTGCAAAGTGAATGGTAGATGCACTTATCCTTTGCATATATGTGATAAACTTTTTCAGTCATAAAAAATTTTTCAGAATTTTTTTCTCTGAGTCTCATTTTGAAACTGAATTATATATCACAATTACACAAACGCCCACTAACATAAAAAACGGAAATCGAAATATCTCAAAGATTCTCCCCGGATATCGTATTAACCATCCCGCAAAGACTACCTTCCAGAAATTCCAATAAGGATCACGATGTCTTCTCATAATACTCTCGGCGGGGTTCTCATGGTTTTTACTCAGCGAAAATTTTTTTGATCCTTATAGTTCTCACGCTCTTTTGGTCCGTTGTAGGTTAGGGTAGTTATGGGTTTTTATACGGGCACGCCCGCCTATAAGAATAAACAATTAATCGCATATACTGCTGATACGAATAACGAATAAACTGCGATTGTTCGTATAAAGAATAAAGAATAAAGAAGGGGTGCTAAGTATAAGCACCCCGCACAACTATCAGGCAGCAACGATAGGCATAAGCACCTCAGATTTGATGCTGTTGTTCACAAACCGACCGACAGATTCGCCGCTCTCAATAACCTTGCTCAGCGAAGTTACGAAGTTAGCAACATCGTTCAGAGTGTAATCGTAGGAGCGGTTACCCTTAAAGGTCAGGGTTGCGGTGTTGTCGTTGATAGCGATTGCTTCGATTGCGGTGCTGTTGGAGATAGCGAAGTTCATGACGAAAAAAGTAAAGAATCAGTGTGAACGGTTTGGGTGTCTTTAGAGCGCATCCCATTCTCTATACTCACCCGAAGGCAACTTGCAGGGCGGAACGATACGAACGAACCTCAGAGATTGCGTCTTTCACGAACGGAATCACGACGGTCCGAGTATAAGGAACTGCGACATTACGCACCCAGGTATAAGAAACCTTAGCGTACTTTTTGACTGCGCGGAACGCAATCTTGCAACGGGTGGACATACGATGCTCAACCCACTTCTCAGAGGCAAGAGTGTAGACAGCGGCGACAATCGCACAGACCATGACTACAGTATCCATGAAGGAGTTGTAGTGCTTTTTGTAATCAATGCCCATCAGGAAAGAGATCAGGGCAGTAGCGGGGGGGAAGGATTTCATGATAAAGAAAGAGTTTAGGTGGGGCGGTGAGCGCCCCTTACACCTTAGGGGCAATCTCAAAGTGAGTAACTTTAATTGGGAAGTCCTTATGTATAAAGAACTCCCCTGCAATCTCAGACCGCTTGGAGCAACTGGGCGCGAATCGCAGTGTTCACAAAACGACCCACAGATTCGCCCTCAGAGATGACATCGTTGAGGTCATTCTGGAAACCAGCAACATCGTGGCAGGCATAATCGTAGGAACGATCACCCACAAAGGTCACAGTAACCTTATCATCAGCGATGGCGATGTTGTTGATAGCGGAGGAAGTGATTTGCATTTTAAAGAATAAAGAATTGGATTTTGAGGGTTTTGGGTGTCCCTCACACCTTAGGGGCAATCTCAAAGTGAGTAACTTTAATTGTGTGCCCCTTAAGTATCAGAAATCGAACACGTCTGCGTTGAGTTCGATAGCGTTCACTTCGGGGTCAGCATACCTTACCCCATCAGGAGTTGCCACAATGTTCAACTCTTCGAGTACACTCAGAAAGTCCTCATAAGAACCAGATTCATATGCAAGAGTGTTAAGACCCTGATCATTTTGAATCCACAGAGCAACATTCCAGGTCTCGTAATTTGCCCATCCGTTGTAGGTTTCGGTTGCGAGAGTAGCAGGCATTTGAGTGATTTAGTGTGGGTCTCGGTGACCCTTACACCTTAGGGGCAATCTCAAAGTGAGTAATTTTAATTGTTTCGCCTTAGGTATAAACTAACCTGAGAACAGTTAGAGTGCCCTTCCAGGGGCACGTAGGATACTCTCAGGGCGTTTCTGCCTTATACCTCACCAGTCAATATCCATGTCCTCAATGTATGCTTCCACCTTCTCAGTTGGTTCCAGTTTGAATACCTTTTCGAAGTCGATTTCACGGGGATTAAAATCACTCAGAACCTCCATATCCAGGGTGATTCTTACTCGACGCTTCTGTGCCATCTGATAGGAAACCATGAGAACCTTGTGCGATTGACTGAACTGAAAGTATTGTACGATAAATTAGGCGAACCGTCAAGGGGTTTGGGAGTATTTAGAGGGGTGTGGAGTTTTATTTCGGTCCCTTGACATTTTGGGCGTCTTGTGATAGTGAACACGCTAAGATCACAAGGTCCTGAGGGTTTTATGAGGATTTAGAGAGTGGTTTCTATAAGGTTTTCCACAGAATACACAGGGTTTTCCACACCCTTGTGGAAAAGAATAAAACTCTTAACTATATTTTAAAATACATTTTTAATTGTTTTAATATACTAACAAAGACAAAAAAGC